GCGCCGGTCCACGCTCCCCTACCTGCTCGGCACCGTGTCATGGGCACAGGACCACGCCGCCGACTGGGAAGCCCTCGAGGAGACGATCACCGACACGTGGCGCATCCTCGCGCGCGCTACCGGCCACACCCCCGCCGTGATCGGCACGTGCCCCAATTGCGGGGGCGACATCACCACAGACCCCACCCCTAGCGGCATCCCCGAGCACGGCTCGTGCGAGCGGTGCGACCGCTGGTACCAAGACAAGGAAGATCAGGCCATGGTCCGTAAAGTAGCCCTGAACGACGTGCTCCGAAACACCCGCAATCCCGCCATTTATGTGGACTGGGCGACCCTCTCGCGTGCTTTCCCCGCGCTCTCCCACGACCGTCTGCGACAGTGGGCACACCGAGGCCACGTGCCAACCGAGCCCGGCCCCCTCTACCAGGTCGCCGCCGTACATGACCGCCTCGACCGCGAACAGGATGGGGCAGCATGAACGCCGACATGTGCCACACCATCGTCCCCAGAATCAACTAGCAACGACAAGCAAATTGTGATATTGTCACACTTGAAGTGGGTGAAGTGCGTCCCACGCTTGACGCGTATGCTACTGTCATGTTGACAGCACCACCCGCAACGCTAGGAGCAACGATGCCCCGCACGAAACGCATCACCCTCGACATCCGCACGAAGGGCGGCGCGCGGAAACTCGCCGCCCTCGTCGCCGACGGCTGGGTCATCATCAGCGAGCACAAGCGCGGGCTCCTCGAGTGGAAGCCCGGCCAGGTTGACTACGTGCTCACCAAGAAGTGATCACTCGCGTGTCCGGCGCTTGATGGCTCGCTGGTAGGCGTTGTACGCCGCCTGCCGAGTCAACCCCGTGGCCAGGCAAATGTCCGCCCAGGGGACGCGCGCCTCGTACGCGGCGACGATGAGTTCGCCGCGCCGCTCGATCAGCGCGTCACGCTCACGGATAGCGGCCGCGACGATACGGAGTTCATTCAACGGGTCCATACCCAGCACTATACAGCGCTACGCTGTGAACCTGCTGAATAACGCTCTGTCCCGAGTGTTACAAGTTGACAAATGTAAATAGGTGAGTATAGTGGGGGGGTATGGACACCCACACCAAGGGAGGGCGCGCGTGACCACAATCGTCAAAGGCCAACCCGCCTCCACCGAGATCCGCGAGCGCCTCAAAGCCGAAGCCAGGCCCGTCCTCGTCGCCATGAGCCTCGGCAAAGATGCGATTGCCACCAACCTCGCCCTCCGCGAAGCGGGCATCGAAACCCGCCTCGCTTACATGTACTATATTCCCGGAACTGAGGGGCGAACTACCCTCCAGTTCATCGAGGACACCCTCCACAGCCTCGAAGACGCTTTCGGGCAGCAGATCCACTGCTACCCGCACCCCAGCCTCTACAGGTGGCTCAACAACTACGTCTACCAGCCCCCAGAGCGCCTCGCAGTCATCGAGGCCGCCCAGTTCCCGCACATCGAGTATGCGCAGCTCTGGCAGCTCATCCGCGCCGACCTCGGCCTCCCAGACGACACCTGGGTTGCAGACGGCGTCCGCGCAGCCGACAGTATCGTCCGCCGCGCCAGCTTCACCCGCCACGGAGCCATGAAGCCGGGCAGCCGAAAGGTCAGCCCGATCTACGACTGGCAGAAGCACGAAGTCATGGACGCCATCAACAGCGCGGGCATCCCCCTTCCTGTCGACTACGACTGGTTCGGACGCTCGTTCGACGGCATCGACCGGCGCTTCCTCGAACCCCTCAGGGACAACGCGCCCGAGGACTACCAGCGAGTCCTCGACTGGTTCCCCCTCGCAGACACCCAGCTCATCCACTGACCAAGGACTCATCATGGCAATTGTTAACCGCGGCCCCAAAGCAGGGGCCGCACGCAAACCCAAGCGACCCCTCCGCCGCGAAAAGCCCAGCGACCCCACCCCCGACCCCCTCGCCACCGTCGAGTACACCGGCAACCTCGAGGAAGACAGCCGCCGCGAGCTCACCGCCCTCGAACAGGGCTACCGCGAGCGCGCCGCCAACGAACAGAAACGCTTCATCGCGGCCACGGACAGCGAGCACTGGTTCGCCGTCAGCTTCCCCAGCCGCGCCGACAAGGAGCGCTTCCTGCGGGCGATCGGCCTCACCGGCCGCGCTGCGCCCGACAAGTACATGACCGGCGACCAGCTCGCCGCCGCCCTCGGCGTCGACTACTAAGCCCGCCGCCAGCGAACCCCGGCACCCACCCAAGGGTCCCGGGGTTTCACTGTGCCCACCCGACGAAAGGGGGTGACACCGTGCGAGGAGCATTCCGCCGCGCCGTCAACGCAGTGCGCAACCGTTTCAGCCGTCGAAGCGCATCAACCAGCAGGGGCCGTACCAGCGGTTCCTGACCTCGAGAGCACGCCCGCGCCGAGGCGGAACCAACCCCTGGGTGCGGGCGCGCCGCCCGGCCGCCAGGAGCGGCCCCACCAGAGACCAGGAGCCTCGAACAAATGGGTAAACGAACACAGCGCGCGTCCGACACGCGCCGCGCCGCCCACCGCCGCGAACGCATGAACGAAGCCCTCACCTACAGGCTCGGCGGCGCAACCTACCGCGAGATCGCCCGCGAGATGCACATCAGTGTGTCCACCGCGAGCGAGTACGTCAAAGACGCCCTCCAAGAACTCACCCGCGAGAACGCCGAGCAAGTCCTCACCATGGAGCTCGCCCGCTACGACGAGCTCCTCTCCGCCCACTACGGGGCCGCCCTCCAAGGCGACCCCGCCGCCACCGACCGCGTCCTCGCCGTCATGGCCCGCATCGAACGCCTCCACGGCGTTGAATCCCCCCGCGAGAAGGACGGCGCTCAGGAAACCGCCGGCATGCTCGCCCAAGTCCTCCAAACCAGCCTGCAGCGCCTCACAGAACAGGAGTAGACGCCCGTGGAACTGTCAGCGAAACAGATCCATAGCTGGCAAGCCTCCACAACACGCGACAGGTTCACCCTCTGGGACGGCGCAATCCGCTCGGGGAAAACCATCATCAGTTTGTTTGCTTTCCTCGACTGGATCGGCAACCACGCACCCCAAGGCCCAATCGCCATCATCGGGAAAACCCACACAACGATCATCCGAAACATCCTCGACGTCATCGGCATGATCGCCCCCAAAGGCATCGGCGCCTACAGCATGGGCTCCGACAGAGTCCACATCATGGGCCGCCCCGTGTGGATCATCGGCGCCAACGACGCCCAAGCCGAATCCAAAGTCCGCGGCCTCACCCTCGCCGGAGCCTACGTCGACGAAGCAACCCTCCTCCCCGAAGCATTCTTCGTCCAACTCCTCGGACGCCTCTCCATCCCCGGCGCCCGCCTCTTCGCCACCACCAACCCAGACAGCCCCGCCCACTGGCTCAAAACCAACTACATCGACCGCATCAACGAACTCGACGGGTGGGGCTTCTGGCACTTCACCATGGACGACAACCCCGGCCTCACCCCCGAATACGTCGCCGCGAAGAAGAAAGAGTTCACGGGCCTTTGGTACCGGCGATTCATACAAGGCGAATGGGTCAGCGCAGAAGGCGCTATCTACGACATGTGGGACCCCCACAAACACATCACACCCTGGGACCAACTCCCCCGCATGATCGACTGCTACGCCACCGGCATCGACTACGGAACACAGAACCCCACCAGCGCCGTCATCCTCTGCCTCGGCGAAGACCACCACCTCTACCTCGTCGACGAATGGCGCCTCGACCAAACCAACCGAGGACACGGAACCTGGACCGACGCCGAACAATCACAAGCCATCCTCCACTGGCTCCGCACCGGCCCCCACGCCCCCCACCTCGACACCACCCCACGCCGCATCATCGTCGACCCCGCCGCCGCATCCTTCAAAGTCCAACTCCGCCAAGACGGTGCCTGGGGCCTCACCGACGCCAACAACGACGTCCTCTACGGCATCCGCCTCATGGCCAACGGCCTCGCCAACGGCTGGCTCCACATCAGCAGCCGATGCACCGGCCTCATCAAAGAAGCCCCCGGTTACAGCTGGGACCCCAAAGCCCAGAAGGCGGGCGAAGACCGCCCCATCAAAACCAACGACCACAGCCTCGACGCCGCCCGCTACGCCCTCACCACCACCGAACGCCTCTGGCGCCACCACATCCGAACCACATAGGAGCCCACGCCATGCCCCTCCCCGCCAGCAACACCCCATGGCCCCCCAGGGAATGGCAACCCATCACCCAGAAAACTAGTGAATGGGCCGCCTGGTGGTCCGGCGACACCCAAGCCCTGTGGAACACCTACCACGCCGAAACCCCCGCCCCACACCGGCGCGGCCTCATCGGCTTCGTGCAGCGCTTCTTCTGGGGCCGCACCACCAACGCCGCCGCCAACCGTCCCAGCCGCGGCGACCTCCACATCCCCGTCGCCGCCGACCTGTGCGCCAGCAGCGCCGACTTCCTCTACGCCACACCCCCCACCATCACCACCCCCAACGAGACCACGAACCAGCAGATCGAACGCTACAAGGACGACGGCCTCCTCGAAGCGCTCCTTACCGGAGCCGAAACCGGCGCAGCCCTCGGCGGACGCTACCACCGCATCACCTGGGACCCAACCGTCGCCGACCGCCCCTTCCTCACCACCGTCGACGCCGACCACGCCATCCCCGAATTCAGGTGGGGACGCCTCACCGCAGTCACCTTCTGGACCGTCATCGAACAAACAGGAAACACCACGTGGCGCCACCTCGAACGCCACGAACTCACCCCCGACGGCCTCGGCCTCACCTACCACGGCGTCTACGAAGGCACCCCCGACAACCTCGGCATCATGCGCAGCCTCGCCGAACACCCCACCACCACGCCACTCGCCAACATGGTCGGCCCCGACGGCTACGTCACCACCGGCATCACCAAGGGGCTGCCCGTCGCCTACATCCCCAACGTCACCCCCCAAATCAGGTGGCGCACCCACCCCACCGCACGCAACCTCGGCCGCAGCGACCTCGACGGCATCGAACCCCTCATGGACGCCCTCGACGAAACCTACTCCGCATGGATGCGAGACATTAGGCTCGCTAAAGCCCGGATCTTCGTCGACCGCGACATGCTCACCCAAAGCCGCCCCGACAAGGACGGCAACACCCATGCCACGTTCGACCTCGACCAGGAGATCTTCGCGCCCCTCGACGGAATCGCCGGGAGCATGGCCGACCAGGTACCCATCCACCCCCAGCAGTTCAACATCCGGTACGCCGAACACCAGGCCACCGCGAACGAACTCATGGCGCAGATCATCCACGGCGCACGCTACTCCCAAGCGTCCTTCGCGGACACGGGAGACAGCGACATCACCGCCACCGAGGTCCGCGCCCGCCAAGCCAAGACCGCAACCACGCGGGGCCGCAAGATCCGCCTCGAAACGCCCGCCGTGCAAGCCCTCATCATCAAGATGCTCACGGTCGACCAAGCGGTGTTCGCCGCGCCCGGCCTGGACCCCACCGACCTCACGGTCAACTTCCCGCCGTTCGTGCAGAACACCACGGAGGACAACGCGCAAACCGTGCAAACCCTCCGCGCCGCGCAACTCCTCAGCGTCGAAACCGGTGTGCAAATGGCACACCCCGACTGGGACAAGACCCAAGTCGACGAGGAAGTGGCCCGCATCCAAGCCGCCCAACCCCTCACCGACCCCGCGCAGTGGCGCCCCAACACCCACCAGCACGCCGCCGAAGACGAGGACTAGTTAGGAGCAGGGCGTGGACCCCACCGATCTCGCCATCGAGTACGCCCGACAGATCCTTGACCTCGTCGAAGCCGTGCAAACACGGTTCCTCGCCACAATGGCCAGGAACATCCTCACCACAGGTGGGAGCCCCTGGTACGACACCACCCAGTTCGCGTACTGGTCGGCCCTCCGCGCGCACCTCGCCCGGCAACTCGGCGACGACTGGGAGGCCGTGCTCGCCCGCGCCCAATGGGTGCTCGACCAGGCGCGGGACGCCGGCCAGGGGCAAGCCGAACGGGACCTCACGGACCTGTACGCCAACCGGCCAGGCGAGTGGATGCCCCCGCAGCAAACCCTCGCCGCTCTCGGCGGGGTCGCCGCCGACACTCTCACCGCGCTGACCGCGATCCCCGCAGTCATCCTCCGCGACGCCGACGACGTCTACCGCAGCGCACTCACCACCCCCGTCGCCACAACCGTCGCCGGAGCCACCACCACCAGGCAAGCCCTACGAGACGCCCTCACCGACTTCGCTGCCCGCGGCGTCACAGGGTTCACCGACCGGGCAGGCCGCAACTGGACCCTCGACGCTTACACCGAAATGGCAGTCCGCACCGGAACCCTCAACGCCCACCGTTGGGGATACGAACAAACCATCACAGCGGCGGGCGAAGACCTCGTGATGGTCACCGGCCACGGCTACACCTGCCCCCTATGCGCCCCCTGGCAAGGCACAGTCCTCTCCCTCACCGGAGCCCACCCGAGGGGATGGCACACGCTCCCCAGCGCCACCGACCCAGACGCCACGGTCCGCGTCTACGTGTCCGCCACAATCGACCACGCCCGCAGCCAAGGACTCCACCACCCGAACTGCGGGCACAGTGAAGCGCTCTACCTGCCCGGCGCTTCCACGCCCGCCACCACGGCATCCCCACGGGACGGCGACCAGGAAACCTACGAGGCTTCCCAGCATCAACGCGCCCTCGAGCGCGAAATCCGCAAGCAGAAGCGCATCCAAGCAGTCACGCTCCCCGCCGACCGGGAGTACCAGGAGGCGCAGCAAGCCATCAACCAGGCGCGAACGGAGATACGCCGACTCGTCGCCGATCACCCGAAGCTCCGCCGCAAGCCCGAACGCGAGCAGATCCGCAAGCAAAGCGGTTACCGGCGGCCACCCAGAACCCCGAAACAAGGACCCACCAGGGTCACGATCACCAGGAGTGACACGTGAACACCAACACCAACACCGCCGACGCCGCTGCCGCTGACGTGAAGCAGGAGACAC